GTTGCGGATCGCAAGAATCTTCTTGCTTTCCTCCGTAACGGTCTCGACGTCAGTCCTGTAAAGGATACTGTCGTCGATGCAAGTCCCATCTGGGGTTAGCAGTGCCGCTTCCGCGTAGGCGGAGCGATACATGGTTGCATATTGCAACGATTATCGCTCTTATCCTACAGGTTACGGTGGCTGCTTTCCCCGACGTGTGCCGGGATCTGAGCTTAAGACAGCTCATTGAACGGCTAGAGAAGTAATTCTCTGGACTTGCTTTTGTATCGCCATTAACATGGGTTGGAGTGATCCAACGTCATTAATCCCTCGTTAGAAGGATTGTTCAAATGTTTAACATTGAACGCAAGGCTTACTTGAAACTCTGTGAGTCATTGGACTCGCCAGTTAGTCTTAGTTGTTGGATGCTAGCTTCTTATGGGGAGTGGGATCAGCTTGTTGAAAAACAAGTTGACCCGCTCAACTATAATTCAGCTAGCTCTTTCAGCGATGACTATCTTGCTTGTTCCGTCCTAAGGAAGAACCATCGTGTGCCGACTTCTTTCAACCGAAAGAAGAACGCGTTCGAGAAGTTCTATGACTCTGAGCGGACCTGTGCTGTTACTAATGAACGAATCCGCGGATTTGTTAACGGGACAATTTCTGTCTCGCCAGAGATTTCCCACGCCATCGAAAGAGCGCGTGACATCATCTGGCAAATCCTAGGGCCCTTGACGGGCCCTAAATTGCAATATGCGGAATCCAACTTTAGGTTTGGCCCAGGTGCGACGACGTCCGTTTCTGGACGTGACGTAACACTTTCAAGAAAATTCACAAGCTCGTTGCATGTGACGCCTCGGTTGTATCCTTATTTGCACAGTCTTGTTCCACGCTTGTGGAGGACTGCTGTCACCGATATTTCACTTCGGTGCGCATCTAAGGTTACTTGTGTTCCCAAGGATGCCAAAACTGATAGGATCATTGCGATCGAGCCCCATTTGAACATTTATGTTCAGTTGGGTATCGGCGCTTTGCTTCGTCGTCAGTTGAGGCGCTTTGGAGTGAACTTGGATGACCAAACACGTAATCAAAAACTCGCTCAGTCGGCTTTAACAACCGGCTTGGCGACTATTGACTTATCATCGGCTAGTGATACTGTTAGTCGAGAGCTTGTTTGGCTACTTCTTCCAGTTGAGTGGGCTTGTCTTCTTGATCTTCCTCGTACTGAGTACGCGGAGATCGAGGGACAGGACATTCGCTTGGAGAAGTTCTCTTCTATGGGTAACGGTTATACGTTTGAGCTAGAAAGTTTAATCTTCTTTGCTCTTGCGTACGCTGTCACCGGTGGAAGAGCTGGTGTTAATGCTTACGGAGATGATATTATTCTCCCACAGCACGCAGCACCAGTCCTCGTTCGGGCGCTAAACTTTCTCGGGTTTAGTGTCAACACACGAAAAACCTACCTGGCAGGTCGGTTTTTCGAATCTTGCGGCATGGATTTCTTTGACGGAGTAAACGTACGTCCCTTCTTTTGGAAGGGGATGCGGGATCAGGCCAATATGGTTATCTTCCATATGGCTAATTCCGTACGTAGGTATGCTCACATGCGCCTTAATCGCCTTGGCTGTGATTCACGCTTTCTGCCTATTTGGCTTTATCTGGTTTCCCAGTTAAAGCCGGCTGATCGCAAGATTCGCATCCCTGACGGCTATGGCGATGGTGGTCTCATCAGTAATTTCGATGAGGCCACACCGTCTAGAGCCAGGCATCAGAAAGATCGGACGTTTTGGGAGGGTTATACCTCTCTAGCGTACGTCAATCTGGGCAAGTTTCGCAATGCAGAGCCTTTAGGGCTCCTCACTGCGCAGCTTTGCTGCTTACCCTCGAGAGCCACTTTAGGTGTTGAACCTATAAGGGGTTTCCAGAGGTACTGCAAGATTCCAC